AAGTACGACGGCACGGGAAGCGACAGCGGATCGGGCGGCGGCGGAAGCGGCGGAGGCAACGGCAGTTCGGGAGGCTCTAAAAAGACCTCCACAAAGAAGTCTACGTCCTTGGTAAGCAAAGTTGTTGACACTGCAAAGAAAGTAGCTACTGCCGTTAAAACAGCCGTTCAGACCGTTGCTTCCAAGGTCAGCTCCGTTGTATCTGCAGTTAAAAAAATCAACACTGTGGTCAGCAATGCCAAGAAAGCATCGGCTCCCGCGAAGAAAACCACGCCAGTTGTTAAGAAGGTATCGACAGCCAGCAAGAAGATCAAGGCACTTGCGAAGTGAGGGGTGAAGAATGGCACAGTACATCATTACAAACCAGCCTGCGCCCATTGACTTTGAATGCAATAACGAGATCATCATGCGCACGCTGCAAAATGCGAAGAATCTGCTGATGTGCCGGATGGGAGAAGTCCCTTTCGACCGATACAGAGGATTCGATCCGGCGCTCTACGACCTTCCGATCCAGCAGCTCAGAGAGAAACTGCTGCCGGAACTGGACAGGATCATGCTGTGGGAGCCGGATGTTGAGGTTGTGGATGCGGAATGTTCCTTGAGTGAGGACGGCGAAATTCTGATTGAAGCAACCATTGAGATTACCATTGACGAGTAACGGAGGTGATTGAATTGGATAACGAAATTCATTATCTCACATACGACCCTGACGCGATATGGCTTGAAGCGATCAAAGCCTATGTGGAAGCGGGCGGCGACGTGCTGTATCCGGGCGACGAAAAGGAAATGCTGCTGCGCGGCGTCCTTGCTGTCGTCATGCAGGTATTTGCGGGCGTTGACGCCGCGCTGCGCATGGACACGCTGCGCTATGCCCTGGGTGAATACCTCGATCTGTACGGCGAGGGACGCAACTGCATACGTATTCCCGCGCAGGCAGCTACGACCGATGTTGAGATCATCTTCCATGCCAGCGGTACGGCAAAAACCATCGAGGCCGGTACGGCACTGACTGCCGACGGCGAGAAGCTGTATCTGCTTGCGGAGGATGTGCAGCAGACCGGCTATGAGCAGACGATCACCGCAAAGATCATCTGCCACGACGAGGGCGGAATCGGCAATTCCCTGCTTGCCGGTACACAAATGCAGTTCATGATCCCCAACCCTGCCGTGACGAGCATATTTGTGCTGAAGGACGCCAGCGGCGGCCAGGATGAAGAAGATGACGAAACCTACCGAGAGCGCATCCGAACCTTCGGCCTTATCAGCACCACGACCGGCCCGCAGGCGCAGTATGAGAGTGCAGCAAAGAATGTCACCAGCGAAATTCTGGACGCCAGAGCCTTGAATATGGGCGACGGCATTGTTGGCGTATATCTGCTGCTGGCAAGCGACACCGGCTCCACGGCCATCATCGAGAACGTGGAAAAGGCGTTGAACGCCGAAAGCGTGCGACCGCTGACGGATACTGTCGTAGTCAGTCAGGCAACACAGCTTAAATACACACTGAATATCCAGTACAGCCAGGAAATCGGAAGCAACATCACCGCCGCCATCGCAGAGGCGGTAGAGGAATACCGGGCATGGCAGGATGAAACGATTGGCCGTCCGTTCAACCCGGACAAGCTGATGGTTATGCTGTATCAGGCGGGTGCGCTGCGTGTTACCTGGGGCGAGGGCAGCAATTTCAACGGCGGAGACGTGGTATACACGGACATTGCCAAGAATGCCCATTGCAAGGGCGAAATCAAACTGGCGGTGGTCACATGATTAACTTCAGCATCCATCAGCTTTTCCCCGATTTTATCCTTGAGGACAAGAACGGATTTGCCATGGCAAAGGCCATCGAGAAGATGCTGCAGATCATGTGCGATACTGTCCGAAACGGCGTTGATACAGTCAAGGATGTGGAGAAGATGCCCGAATGGCGGCTTGACGAGCTGGCCTGGGAATACAACTGCCCATATGACTACAATGCCGATGTAGAGAAAAAACGACGCTGGATACGCGACGCCAATACGCTCAACAGCCTCTACGGCACACGCGAAGCCATCTATCAGTATCTTATCGGATATTTTGACGATGTGAAGCTGGAAGAAGCCAGAGAGTACGGCGGCGATCCGTTCCACTTCCGCCTGATCTTTACCGGCCTTTGGGATACTGATAAGGTGACATGGGCTACCAACGCCATCAACATGGTCAAGAACGTGCGCAGCGTTCTTGACTATTACAATTTCAAGAACAAATGGGACATGCTTGTTTACGCCGGGTGCGCCCTTTATGGAGAAAGCAAAGGGGTATTCCACGTCCCGACCGTCGCGCTTGACGAAGTGAGATGGTATGTGGACGAAGTGGAAGATATGCTGACCGACGAAAATGGCCTGATCTTCTTTGTGGAGGGCTGAGTATGATTTCGACGATCCCGAATTTGACCAACATCGGAAAGAGCCTGCTTGTCCGAGCCATTGGCGGAGAAACGATTACGTTTACCTGCTTCAAGATCGGCGATGGCAGGCTGAGAACCAACCAGACGGAGGAAAGTCTGACTGACCTTATCAGTCCGAAGGTTTCCTTTGACATCAATGAACTGGATGCTTCCCAGGACGGATATGTGAGCCTGACCGGCACGTTTGACAGCGGCGACATTACATCCGACTTCGACTGGCGAGAGCTGGGGCTTTTCTGCAAGGGCGAGGACGGCATTGAACAGCTTTATGCATACGCCAACAGCGGGGATGATGCGGGGCTTCTGCCCGCGCTGCGCACCGACGTACTGACAGAGCAAACCATCACTCTGATTGTGGCGGTAGGCGATGCGGAACAGGTGACGGCGCTGGTATCGCCCAAGAAGCAGTACGCGGAAAAGAAAGACCTTGAGGATCACGCGAACAGCCGATCCAATCCGCATAACGTCACCAAAAAGCAAGTGGGTCTGAGCGAGGTTGAGAACGTTTCGCCCAGCAACATGCAAATCAATTTCACTGAGGCGCAAACCCCTGCGGAGCTTGCGACCGGCGAGAAAATGAGTGCGCTGATGGGCAAGATTGCCGCTGCCGTCAAGAAGTTCATCGCTCATATCGGCAGCAAGGATAACCCTCATGAACTGACGGCAGATAAAATCGATGCTGCGAAGAAAGATCACAAGCACGACGCCGGAAGCATTGAGACCGGCGTACTGGGGCTTGAACGCGGCGGTACGGGAGTAACCAAGATTGAGGATCTGAAAAACCTCATTGGCACGAATGCCGTTATGAACGTATATTCTGGTGACGGCACGGTGAAGCGCCTGATTAACGTAGGTTTCAAGCCCTCTGCAGTCATTCTGTGCAGCGGAAACGGCTTCATGGGCGATTCCACGAAGGGCGTATGCGGCGGCCTTGCGCTTGGCGCTTACGGTCTGAGAAGCGCAGCCAGCGATCTTCCTTCGCATGCAACGACCTGGGACGACACCTACACCGCTATGCTCATTACGGACGAAGGTTTTTACGTCAACTTCTTCGAGGGTGAAACGCCGCAGCAGCGCATTGCCACGAATGAGGCGGGCGGAACCTACCTTTACATCGCGTACAGATAAGGAGGACGTATGGCAACAGTCAAAATAACTGAAAAAGAACTCGTTTCTGCTGTAAAGCAGGAAGCGAGTTTTTTGATTACCCAGAAGGAAATGGTGAACGGCACGGAAACCGAAGCGCTCCGACGCGCCGAGATGGCCGTTATCGTAGCGGCGCTGCAGGCTGCAGGCATCAACAAGGATTTGCTTTCCAAAGCGGCATTCGACAAGTTGCAGCCGGAGATCATCAAATCTATTGAACCCACCGAAGAAGGACTGCTGATTACCTATCTGGACAACAGCAGCGAAACCCTTTCCATCTCCACCGGCGGTCTTGCGTTTGACGCCATCAATTACGACCAGGAAACGGGCTATCTGCACATTACGATGAACGGTGAAGATGTGGTTAGCCCGTGCTTCATCGGCGGTGGCGGCGGCAGCGGCATGACCGGCACGAAGGTTGTGCTGCAGATTCTCAACGCCAGCAATACGCTGACGATGGCCCATGGAGAGGACTTTGACCTGCTGTTCTCCTTCTACGATTACGACAGCAGCGGCGATTACACCACTTCTACGGGCGTGCTGGAAGTATCGGTCAATAATGTGATTGTGCTGACGAAGAATATCAATCAGGGCAATCACAGCATCCCTATCGGCTCTTTCCTGACAGAGGGCCAGAACCGCGTTAAGATCAAGGTGACGAACGAAGATGACATCTACGCCACGAAGTCCTGGCTGATTGATGCAATCGCGCTTTCGGTCAGCTCTACGCTGGATGATACTGCGGTATATACCGGCGTGCTGCCGCTGTACTATACGCCGGTCGGCAACAACATCGAAAAAACCATCCATTTCGTCGTTGACGGCGACGAGATTGCCACGGCCACTGTGACGGCTTCCAACCGCCAGCAGCGCCAGGACATCCCGGAGCAGAGCCACGGCGCACACAGGCTCAAAGTATACGCCACGGCCACGGTTGAAGGCGTCAGCGTGACCAGTAACGTGCTGGAATGGGACGTGATCTGGGCCGAGACCAACAACATGACGCCGATCATTGCGTGCAGCTTTGAGGGCACTGTGCAGCAGTATACCACGGTGCGCATCCCGTACCTGGTTTACAACCCTGCCAGCCTGAAAGCGGATATCGAGCTGCTGATTGATGGCGCGGTTGTCAATACCATGTCCATTGACCGCACGCGGCAGTATTGGGATTACAAGCCTGAAACCAGCGGCGAAAAGAAACTGACCATCAAATGCGGCGACGAGGAAAAGGACATCAAGTTGACGGTTACCGAAATCGGCATCACCGTTGAACCTGTTACGACAGGCCTTGTAATCGACCTGAATCCCACCGGCCACAAGAATGCGGACACCAACCGCCTTGAGTTTGGCTACACCGACGAAGGGGGCGTCAATCACCCTCTGACCTTCTCTGATAATTTCGATTGGGAGAACGGAGGTTTCCAGACGGATGCGGACGGAAACACTTATTTCTGCGTAAAATGCGGAACGAGTGTCAGTTTCGACAAGGGCCTGTTCGGCGACGACGCCATGCGCACGGGCAAGGAAATCAAGATCGTCTTCAAGGCAACCAACTGCCGCAATTACGACGCCCAGGTAGCAAGCTGTTATTCTGATGGCATCGGCCTTGTGGTGCAGGCGCAGAGGGCGACGCTCAAATCCGAGCAGACAACCATGGAAGTGCCGTACTGCGAGGATAGCATTATCGAAATGGACGTCAATATTGAGCCGGACAGCAAGGATCGCGTCATGATGATCTGGCTGGAGGGTGTCCCTTCCAAGGTCGCCATCTACGAGGAGAACGACAACTTCACACAGGATCAGGAGCAGATGTTCACCATCGGC